GAACCTACCACAACTGAACCTACCACAACTGAACCTACCACAACTGAACCTACCACAACTGAACCTACCACAACTGAAGAACCTACCACAACTGAACCTACCACAACTGAAGAACCTACCACAACTGAAGAACCTACCACAACTGAAGAACCTACCACAACTGAACCTACCACAACTGAACCTACCACAACTGAACCTACCACAACTGAACCTACCACAACTGAAGAACCTACCACAACCGAAGAACCTATAGTGTAATACTAATCTAATCAGTAATTTAGTACTATAAATAATATTTTCAATTATTAAAATATTATTATAATTATTTTATAGGTATATTACAGTTAAGATATATTTTAAATGGCTTATTATATTACACCAAATACTCGTAACACGAATGGAACTTATTCAGGTAATTGTTATGCGTTTGGAGCCAGTGGTGGATTTATTGTACAACAAGGTTTTAGTCAAGTTGTATTACATCAACCTGATGTATTGGAAAAATATGATGTTACTGATGCTATTCAACTACAATTTAGTGCTCGTACTCTAAATAAAAAAATTGGTATATTAAAAGATTCAACAAATACAAGAGTGGTAGAAGCTTGGTATAATCCAACAACCGAAACACTTGGGTATGATAGTTTAAAATTATGTGCTTGTGAATTTTCGAATGGCTTGAATTTTGATAGTGTCATTTCCGTGGGTAGATTAAAACATTTATATACAGATTTCAAAAGTACTGTGAATACTTATTTTGGTGACCCTGGTGGTTTTGCCTCTATATTCGCCAATGCCAATGAATTCGATATTAATGATGGAGTATTCGATGCAAATGCGTATATACAAGTTATTAATTCATCTAGTTTCACTATGACTGGTAGTTTTGTATCCGATTTATATGGTGATGTTCATATATACGATATTAACGATACATTAAGGTGGGTAGTAGATACAAATATATTCAGAAACAGAGACCCCAATGACCATAATTATGGTGTTGTTGATGGTTTTGTAGCAGGTGATTTGGTTTTTATTCCAGAAGGTTTTACTATTACGCTATCCTTAGATATAGAAGCAGAAACATTATTTCCTATCAATAACGTGGGGCCTGCTTTTTTAAATACGATTCGTGATAAATTAAATTGGACAAGAGGTTATGTAAAAAGAAGTACTACGTGGAGTACTACAAATATTACACAAACCACTACGGTTCCTATTTTATTAGTATTATCCGATACTACGTTAGAGAACTATACTAATTTCGGTAAATCTTGGTCAATTACATCAAATGTCGACCAAGATGGTGCCCCCATAAGCAAAGTGGATAATTGGTTAGCTGTTCGTATTTCTAGTACTGGAAAACATCAAACTGCTATCACTGCTTCTGGTGATATTTATGTTTCTAATAATTACGGCACAATTAGAATTCCTACTTATAATATCGGTGAATCAACGACAAATATGGTTGCGATTTCATTTACTGGTATGCACCAAACGGTGAGTAATGGACAAGAAATTTTTATTTCCGATGATTATGGCCAAAATTGGAGAAGCACTTTTGATTCAGGTACATCCAAAATTTTTGTTTCTATTTCACTAAATGGTCAATACCAAACACTTGTATCTAGTGGCGATAATGTTTATACATCAAGTGATTTTGGTCGTAATTGGACTCCTGCTCTTATTGAAAGTGAAATATATTATTCGGTACAGGCTTTCCCAACTGCTAGTATAGCCGTTTCATATAATGGTCTATATCAAACTATTGCTACTGAAAATATCTATATTTCGAATGATTATGGTAAAACCTGGAAAAATACCACCATCGATGATTTTGAAGATAGAAATTGGTATTCCGTTGCTATGTCATCTGATGGATTATACCAAACGGCTTTAGAATCGGGAGGTGATATCTATATTTCTCAAGATTATGGTAATACTTGGTCATATGTGTCCGACCCAGTTGTTGTAAATAAGAATTGGGTATCAGTATCCATATCTGCTACTGGTCAATATCAAACAGCTCTTGAACAAGATGGTAGTATTTATACCTCTATTGATTATGGATATAGTTGGAGCATAGTCGATGACCCTGCTCTTCAAAATAAAAAATGGCAATATGTTTCGGTTTCTTCCGATGCATTATACCAATGTGCAGTCGAATATGGTGGTCATATTTATACTTCACAAGTATTAGCACAAGAAATCAATCCTGATGCACAACATTGTGTTTGTGAAGATGACTAAGTAATTTTGTAAATATATTATCTATTCTTGAAAAAATAATATATTTCGGGTTTAGCTAATATAATATGTTTGAATATATTATATTATGCCTTATCGTACCAGAAAAGTTCGTGGTAAAAATTGTTATAAAGTTTATATCAAAGGTTCTCGAAAAACCCTTCGAGCAAAACGAAATAAAGGTGTTTTTGCTTCCTGTACTTCCAAAGAAAACGCTATCAAGCAAATGAGACTTTTACGTGCTCTTAAATTCAACAAAAAATTTATTTCTTATTCTTCACGTAAAAGAAGAACTATGAAAAAACATTAACGATTCCTCTTATCGACTAGACTTATCGAGTAGTCTTATCGACTAGACTTATCGAGTAGTCTTACAACTACAAATATTATTATTTACACTATTTGGTAAGCAATCGCACGCCAACGTTGATATCGATTCCGTTGTTTTTTTCACATATTTACGCACTGGTCTCGGAGTAAAATAAAAATCACCTAATGGTACTCGATTAGGTCTTTCATCCGTACCACTACATACTATAAACGAAGGACATTCCGATATTTTTTTTTCAATTCCAAATATTAAATTATATCCAGATGGTACTAACTGTGTGGTTAAGGTAGTGGTATTTTCGATAGTATTTGCTATTTTATATTGTTTAAAATCTATATAATCTTGATTCGTAAATATCGCATCAAGTTTATTCATTTTTAATATAGTTCCTATTCTTTTATGTTTTAATAAATCACTCTGTGACATATTTCTATATACTTTCTATATATTTTTTCGTAAGGCTAAAAGAGAATCCACCAAAAAGTATTCCTATTAGAGAACCTACCAATATTTGTGATATGGTATGTCTTCGATATTTCCATCTCTGATAACCTGTTAAAATTGCTATGCATAATTCTATTATAAACGAATATATCGAATGCTTTACTAAATATAGATATGTTAATGCAAAAAATACTGATTGTGTGTGTCCTGATGGCATTCCATATTTATTCATTTCCGTATTATATTGACTATCTTCATCATCAAATAATGTTATTCCATTTGTTGGCCTAGGATCTTTAATTGTCATTTTTAGAAGTGTATTCAAAATACTATTTATACCAGTAAATACTAAATAACCCGATAAATATTTGTGTTGCTTCAATAAACTTATAAAACCAATGACAAAATTTATACTTGGACCATAATATCCTATTTTATCTATGATTTTTTCCATTATATAATATCTTATTATTTGTTTCCGCCTATGGGTTTTTGTTGATATAATTGTTCACATATTAATGAAAATGACCAATTTGAACCGTTCAAATTTACTATGTCTCCCCTATCACTTACCAATTTCACTTTCATTCTACTCAAATTCACTGGCCCAAAATATGTGCGTTCTTGATTCTGTAATGTACCACCATAATCCACATATACAGAACCGTTATCCAAACCCGCAATCTTCATCGGTATATATGCAAACACATCTTGTACAAAAGGCCCTGAACCATAACTTTTTGCACTTACATCTGCCGCATTACTTATAACGGAACTCTGTCTTTTTGCATTTGCATTTTCGGTTATTGCACGTATTTGATTTTGTGTTAAATTATTATTTGCATTTTCATCTGGAGTTAAATCGTATACTAATAAATTGGTTACAGGATCACACGATAATTTGCTACGATTTGCATACGAAGGTAGTGAAATATCACTGTTATTTGATGCTACTGTTACCAAACCATCATTCAAATGATTTTGATTATAATCATCTAAACATATCAAAAAATAATTATACAAATTTACACTAACCGTTGTATCTCCCGATAATTGTATTATGCTGCCTCGTGTTCCGCGTAATGATAAATTATATGTTGTACTATCATGAAATCCTATCAACCAACCGATTGTTGTATCCCACGTTGTGTTTTTTACACTTTTTACACCTGTATAACATTTCATAAAACTCGTCTGATCATAAAACACCAAATTATAATCGGTTGAATAATAATATTTATTTATATTGATTCTTAATTTTGTATATTCATTATTATTCGATTTTACAACACTTATACTTGAACCATATGTCAATTCATTATTTGCTAATACCGTATTAATTGCCTTTATTAAATTATCTCTAGTATATTTTATTGGGGTAATTCCGTCTGATTCAGTGGCAGGTATCTTGAATTGTATATCATTCTCTCCTTTCAATGCAGTAACTCCATATTCATATGGCTTTATATAAAATATATTATCTGAATTATCCGTAAATTGAATACTATTAATTAATACTGCAGATGTTGCTACAAGTTTAGTGTAAGATGTTGTTGTTGTTGGTATTGTACTTAATTCTATACCGCCTAATGCACCATATGCTGAAGACAAATATTCTGATGCTATATGTAAATTATAATACCACGTTGACTGATCATAATCGGTCGTTGTTATATCATACGTTGCATCATAAAATCCTATTTTATATTCGGTTTGTGTCAATGTCTTTTTGATAACGATTGTCAAAGTACAATCCAATTTATTTGTTACTTCATTCGGTGTTATTGTTATATTTGACCCTAAAAATAATTTTTTCCATCACTATCTGTATAATTCGAAAATAAATTATTTATGCCTCTCTCTATATCCTGATATTTATAAAGGATTCCAGTCGGATGTCTCGTATATAATCCATCAGTCAATATTTTAAATGTTCCCGCATTCTGATTACCATAATTTTTTAAACTTGGACTTGCTATCAATAAATAACTACTATCTATTGTATATTGAGTGTTTTCATCAAATGATGAATGAAATACATAACCACTTCCAGATAAATCAAAATATTCATATGCGTAACTACCCGTTAAATCAGCCAAATTTACTGTCGTTGTACCATCCGTTGTTGATACGAATTCTGATATAAATGAACTCATAAAATCAGGTATTTCCAAATACATATCATAATAGGAATATGTTATATTATCGGTTGCGTTATAATAATTATATAAATTTTCGGTATCATTATCTGAAAAATCATAAATAATATTTTCCGAAATATCTTTTAAACTGCTTCCTTCTAGCGTAAATGCACTCGCTAAATTCAAATAGAATGTTGTATTTGGTAAATTATATGAAAAATCTGATATATGTCTTACTATTTCATCATCTTTATCAAAAAATGTATATGTATTATCATTTGTATCTTGAAACGTATATGTGCCGTTTGATACATCCACATATGTATATGTATTTCCGTTTTCATCACTTAATGTATTATTAGCAGTTAAATTCATTTTGCCGTGTAAATAATCCCCTGACAGATCTAACATTGTTGTCAATAGACCTCCTTTTATATCCAAATAATACATATCCTGTGTGAAAGTTCTATTTAAATCCACATGTAATTTAAATATAGAATCGGTATCTATATACCCCTTCATATAAGTCGTATTAAAATCACCCAAGGTGTTTTTCGGATTTTTAGTAATTGTATTACCATTTTCAGTTATAATTGCCGTATTTATTGCACTAATATAATCTGCTAATGTATAACCTGCAGTTGAATTATTTAATGTTATTTTGTAGTCATTTTCACTGACATCATAGTTGTCTTTAATGCATTTTAAATATATATATGGATTATTCGTAATTACATATTTACCACTTTGTTGGTCTATAATGGTTGTTTCTGATATTATGTTGTTTATTTCATTACTTAATGATGTAAAACGAAAACAAGAGGTGGTTCCTGTCCAAGTTTTATTATATGACGCGGATGTAATTTCATGTGGAAATATAATTAATGTCTTGGAATTTTCTATATTATTCGTAGTATACCTATTGAATTTTATTTTTAATTTATAAAATGAATTACCATATCCATTTAATGATGAATCAATTATATCTACTCTTGTTATTTGCGATTCCGTTAAATAGGCATTATTCGATAATTGATAATTTAAATCATCTACCAACATATTTCTTGTCACAATACCCGATATGGATAATGTTATATTGAATGATAAATCTTCTACGGATGTTCCAGATACATATTCATCTGGCCCGATGTATTTTATAATAGTAAAATAATTATTCGTTTCATCTATATAATATGCACCAGTTAATAAATCCGTTGTCGCATCTACTGTATTAGTAGTTAATGACAAATTTGGGTATGAATATAAAACATCTGGATAATATTGATTATAATTATATCCTAAAAATCCTGGTATTGTTTGATATCGGGTATTATAAGTTGGGTCATTCACGGTTGCATATGTTATTGGATATGACCAACTAGGGAAATATAAATAATAACTATTCTCATCATAATGCTTCTTTATGTCTATCGATATCGTCGATATTGCATTATCTGGATTATAATCTATTCGTGTTTCACCAAAACTTATATCCGTATATGTCGTTTTTAAATTCTGTACTTTCACATTTAATGCCGTTATTATTGTTGATGCGGTATAGTTACCTGGTGGTATATCTATCTTAAAATCAAAATTACCATCATTTATACCAGGGGCGTTTCCTTTTAAAAAGAAAAAGTTAGAACCATAATTTGTACTTACTGTGTACCAAGTACGTGGTACCTGTATCGAGTATAACTTTAATGATACTACATCTCTCAATGGCTCTGATAAATTAAAAGTGAATTCTGTTGATAATGTAGTTTTATCGTCACGATATTGACTATCTATACTTATAATCCGTTTTATGGTTTGATTTAATGTTGGATTTAACTTATCGGGTGTAACTGTTAATGATTTTGTAAATCCTATGCTGCTCGGTCTTACACTTGATTTTGTTATTGTTTCATTAGTTGTTACGGGAGTTTCTTCCATTGGAACTGTCTCACTAGTATTCGCGACTTCATTTGTCGTATCACCTTCTTCAACACCTTCTATTACAGGTGCTTCTTCTGTAAATTCGTTAGTATTATAATCTTCAAATCCTTCTACTTCTAATGGTTCCTCTTCTTCTAAACCAAAAAAATGTTCATATATATCTTTAAAAAATTTGGCTATTTCATTTCCAGATTTGTTTTGCATATTTCGATATCGCTCATATAAAAAAATTATCTTTGCTTCCAATTCTCTATCAGTTGGATTTATTAAATCCAAGATATCAAATAATTCTTTATCTGTATATTTACTTACTTCATATATTTGATTTTCTGTATGGTTCATATTATATTACAATAATAAATTCATTTATATTTTTTATTCACTATTGTTTTTATTTTTGGACAACAATCGTTTTCGGAACATTTCGCTTATAAAATCCACTAAATCTAATCTTTTACTACATCTATACAGTATATCTGTTGGAAATGATTTTAATCCTTGACCACGCTTCATATGTTTATTGCCTTTAAAACATATAATATCAAAAGCCTTCATTATTACTTCTTCTTCCTCCGTCATTTCCTTTCTATCGATTCGATGTTTCCCCTTATAGGCATATCGATTATAATTACCATTATCATAGACCTGATATTTATTTATATGGGCTCGATTTCTTACCATACCTATACCCATTATCTTATTCGTTGAATTATTCATCTCCAATATAAACATTATCGCATCTATCGGTATTTGTACGGTAATCGGTTCGGGGGAACAATATATACATCCTGGATGATTTATACGAGTTCTATATGCCTGATTTTCTGACCACGTTTCATTACTAAATCTCGAAGTTATTAAATAATGGCGTAAATCTTTTTTATATGTTTTTAATTGCGTATTAAATAGTTTTTTTTCACTTAGTATATTCATTTCTTTTTCTTTCCATAATTATATAATAAATTCAATCAATTTTATTATATACCAACAACCTAATGACCATCACAATCCATTTGTTCCAAACATTTATTGCATCCCATTGCTAAAGAACTTAAAAATAGGCAGGTCGCGGACATCATAGAGCAGCATCCTTCACAACCATTTAACGACAATGACCAACATCTTAAGCAATAATGACAAGCACATCTTACATCTTTATTTATTGCACAGCAAACTTTTTTTGTTTCTCTTTCCATTACTTCAATAGTTGTAGGTTCTGGTTCTTTCTTTTCTTGGTGTTTTTCTTCGTGGTGAGCTAAAGATTCGGCTTTCATAATTATACTATATACTGATATAAAATTTTATACAGATTAAATATATAAATGAATAATAATATCAATGATAACAATATAAATGATAATATTAAACCAATGAAGATTGTGAATCTGCAGGGCGGATTAAATTCTTCGTGGTCAATGACAGATAAAGATATAATTTCTAGCCCTGAAGGGGCGGATTTAAATCTTCAAGGGTATAAAATAGATATTGAACTAAATGATATACATAATGATTTTCTTTTTGAAAATATTCATAATATAACTCACGATACGATCATAAATAATGAATTTTTAGAATCCGTAAAACATAATCATTTTATTCAAGATGAAGTTATCAATCATTTAACTATATTCGATAATTCTTTTATTCAACATAACTATATTCATAGTAATAGTCCTCTCACGATGTCCGAAAATAATAGTGATGATGACGAAATTCGTATTATTAAAAACGATAGATTTAAAAACCAAATTGAAAACCATATCAAAAATGATTTAGACTCTTCATTACCTACCATTAGTAAAGTAAATCTTTACAAAAAAAAAGAATACCAAGATGTCGTGAAATCACTTACTAAATATTATGAATATGATAATAAGTATTCTAATAAATTAGATATTTTAATTACCTATATGAAGGGTCAAAAAAATATTTATATACAAGCCAACTCTGTATCTATTAAAAAACATTATGCTCTTATGATTCCTATTATGATTTTATCCGCCTTTTTATCCATTTTTGTTCCTATTTTACAACCCTATTATTGGAGTAGTGGATTCTTTTCGGGTATCAATATTATCATCACCTCATTATTAACCATTTCGAATTTTATGAATTATGATTTAAAGGCCGAAAAATTTCATCAATTAGCGAGTCAATATGATAAACTCGAGTTATCTCTCGAAATGACCAGTGGTAAGCTCATTTTTATTGAAGATGAAACTGAAAAAAATGAATTGGTTTTAAATAAATTAAAAGAAGTAGAATTCAAATTAAATGAACTGAAAGAAGCTTATAATGTATTCATTCCTTCTATCATCAAAAATATGTTTCCTATTATTTGTAATATCAATATCTTTTCCCTTATTAAAAAAATGGAACTCCATAAACGTGATTTAATTCATAAATTCAAAGATGTCAAAAACGAAATTCGTTATATCTTATATAAATGGAAAAATAATGAAACATCCACGATTGACCAGCAAAAAGATAAAAACCGTCTTTTATTTTTATATGATATTAAAGAAAAAATCAAAACTGAATTAGGGCAATGTAAAGATATATATGATTACATCGATAAACTATTTACCAAAGAAATTAAAAACTCACTGCACTTCAATCATTTTTTTATGTTCTGCTGGACACACCACAATACTAATAATCATATAAAAAAAGAAGATATGCATCCCATTATTATCAAGTATTTTGATTTTATTTTTGAGGCATAATCGTCGGTACTATTTTCCAATACCACGGCATATCATACACTAACTTTATAGATTCGTTTTTAGATACCCGTTCTTCTATCATTTGTGCTATTGGATTTATCGTATTCAATTGTAATAATATTATTATTCTTTTATGCTTCGTATCATTTCGTAATGGTATTTCTATAATTCGTTGTATATATCCTATCTTTAGTTTTTGAAATACTTTAAATATATAATCTTTTTTCACGGTTTCTTCAATTCGGGGAATACATAATGATGTTATATTATTCATTTTAACTATTTTGTAACACCATTTCGTATTCTTTATTCTAATTTCAATTTTCTACAAAATATAAAAGAAGCCTTTTATATTTTGCATCTACTACCCAGTATTTTATAAAAATACTTGCTATCTCGGTTAATTTTATGTTAGAGGGATATTTATATTTTTCTAGTTTTGATTATATAAAAAAATGTTATGACTATATTTATCATTATTTATCAACATCAGATAAACTGTACTAAATAATATCAAGCCATAAAACTCTCAATTTAGATATGGGGCTGTTCCGAGATATTCTTAATATAGCAAACCCTTTAAGTGTTTTACAACGTTTTATATATTGTTCGTTGGTTTTATAAATATAATAAATCATCTATTTGTAAAGATTGTATTAATAATTAAATGGATTTAAATGAATTTATCGAAGATACTGATGAAAACATTGAAGGTGATTTAGATGATTCTTGGATTCACGAAACTGAAAAACTCGAAAAGATTCAACAAAACTATATTCGAGAACCTATGGAATTTATTGATACCTTTTTTATTTATATCAATTCCAATTCGTATATCGAAAAAATTCTATCCGAAAAACACCCATTGGTTTTATTGGCGGATGGTAAGACCAATGTTCTCAAAAAAGAATATATCTTACAACTTATCCAATCCAAAAAAATCAAAACCAACCATTCCAAATATAAATTCATCGATATGATCACTTTTAATGTGGATTTAGAACCTGAACATATTCAAAGTTATTCGAAAAACGACAACATTTCTGAAAATTCTAAAAAATTCTTTAATGTTCTCCCTATCATTGATGATGTTCTCGTTTCTCCTTCTATTTTTGTTTTTCACGGTATCAATTCTATCTTCTTTATTTTTCAAGAAAAAGAATTCGATGTTTCTCAATTACAACCCAAATCTATTCTTAAAAACGTTTCAGGTTCTCAACATAAAACCACTAAAAAGGTCAAGATTATGATCGGTGGTATCGACATCAGTGCAAATGCTATTAAAAAAAATAGGATTACGCATAAACGTTTCACTAGAAAATATATTTAGACATTTTTTATATCACATATATATATAGAATGGATTCTGTTGTCAATCGTATTTCACCTATTAACCGCATCTCACCCAAAATATCTTTACATTCCAAATCATCCAAATCACCCAAATCATCCAAATCACCCAAATCATCCAAATCACCCAAATCATCCAAATCACCCAAATCTAAAAGAAGAAGAACAACGAAAAGACTTACGGTAAAGCCAAACAAAAGTGTTAAGAATAATCAAAAATGGCAAGACCATCTTACTTGGTGTGCTAACGAATTCGGAATCACTAAAAAACAAGCAGCAACTGACCCCAAGTGTAGAAACATCTATTATTCTAATCAAAAATAAAATTATATCATTTTACCTTTCATAAATGCTATAATAAAACATATATAAACATTGGTTCATATATGTTATACACCCCTTGTAAAATGATTTTAGACCTCGAATCTTTCCCGGTTCTCGAGAACCTTGATACTTATTATCATAATTATTATCGAGAACAAATCTGTTTATTCTATTTTAATTTAACTCGTAAAAGTTGTCCCTCTGAAATACAAAAACTATCTACCACATTGGCTGAATTATTATCTTCTATCAAATCTCGAATCAAATCTCAGGGAACCAAAGAATACTTACCCTATTTGATACTTTTATATAAAATGATTGGAGAAACCCGTGATGCTTTTCACGGTAAGGGAGAACACGACCTCACTTATATGATGATTCATACCTGGTATAAATCCTACCCTATTTTTGCAATCTATGCTCTTCATAAATTATTTTTTTCTTTTGGTTCTTGGCGTGATATGAAATATTTTTGTGATTATGTTCGTATTCATTCGCCTTATGGTATCAATGATTCTTTGATTACCACGGCAGTTGAACTTATGAATAGCACGTTAAAACAAGACCTCGATTTATATCAAAATGTTCTCAGTAAATATATAAATGTTTCCAATTTTCGAGAACATTTATCAAATGTTTCCAAATGGATTCCTCGTGAAAATAAAAAGTTCGATTGGTTAAATGAAAAATTAGTCATTCATTGGTTCTCGACATATCACAAGAATATGCTCACCTCTTTTACGGATTATGAAGGTTACTATCTCGCTCTCGATAAATCCAAAATGTTATATCGTAAGATGGTTGCTTCTTTGAATAAAGTAATTGATACTACTGAAATTAAACTATGTTCTCGAAATTGGGGTTCTATCAAACCAAATAATATTCCACAAATATGTATGAATCTCAATCAATACCGCTTTTTATCTTGTGGAGTTACCGATGATAATCTCGAAAATAAAACTCATAAAGTGTCATCGAATGAATTAATGCAATGTTCTCGAAATATGAAAAAACATTTCGATGAAACCTTTTTCATTGGAGATGAATATGGGGGTGAATATGATGAAAATCGAGAACATTCTACCTATATTCCTCATTTTGGACAATTCATTCATTTTGTTAAAAACGCCTATCGTATTTTATATTCCACTTCCTTATCTCCATCCATAAAAGAATTACAAATTGAAGTCTTAAATAATCAATGGAGTAAAATGTCACAAACAATTGGTAATAAAAGACTCTATCATTTTATTCCATTCATCGATATGTCCTTTCATATGCAGTCACAAACAGATTCCTTCTATAGTGCTATTGGTTTAGCTATTCTTATCGCCGAAAGAAGCTCCTGGGGGAAACGTATTATGGTCATTGATCAACGACCTTCTTGGATTAATTTGGAATTATGCACCAATTTTTATTCTATCATTTCTACATTCGATCATTTAACAAAATCTTATCGTTATACTTCTTCCAATGTTCTCGAATCTTTCGAATTATTGATTCATTCTTTCGTCCAAACCAAATCCTCTTCTTATGATGTACGTAATAGTAATATTGTCATTATTAACGGTAATAAATGGAAGCAAAATACAGTTGCATCAATAAACGAATTGTTCTTAAAAAACAATTTACCTTGTTCTCGAATTATTCTTTTGAATATGTCACAAACACCTATTCGTACATTACCCATCGAATTCAATCAACCTAATTTCTTCATTATCTCTGGGCTTTCCGCTGGATTAATCAAATATTTATATTTATTATCAAATCATACTATCCATAATTCTTTTGAATTCATTCGCGAAATTTTAAATCAATCACACTATCAAGATTTGGAAAAATATATATCCAATCTTTCGTAGAAATATATCTTATTATTTTATACATACAACTTATAAAATGAATAAAATAACTAAAGCCGATAAAATTAAATTATTAAGTCAAGGTTCTTATGGATGTGTATTTCATCCTGGTTCCACCTGTCGAGGTAATATCGAATCCAATAAATATGTTCGTAAAATACAGGCTGATAATGATAATAATCAAAAAGAAATTGAATTCGGAAAAAGAATTAAAAAAATGAAACATTTTAAAGACCATTTCGCACCCATTATTGATTCTTGTCCCGTTTCTATTGGTAACATTGCCGACGATGAAATAAAAAAATGTGATGTTGTAAATAATACCAATATTAAATATGTTTCTAATAAAATTTCTTTTGTTGGTAACAAAACACTAGGTGATTATTTAATAGAACTATATGAAATTTCTCCCAAAACTTTCTTTAAAATGATTTTTCAAACTCATATTGATTTACTCGTTAGCGTTCGTATGTTATCCGATGCAAATATCATTCATATGGATTTGAAAGAAAACAATATTATGATGAATTCTAAAAATAAATCTATTATTATTGACTTTGGTTTATCTATTGATATATCTCAAATTAAAACCAATGATGACTTAAAAAAAACCTTTTGGATTTTTGAAGATTATTCACCTTGGTGTTTTGATATCAATACTATCAATTCTATTACTCAATCTAAAAATATCATAATAGATTCAACCTATGCTACCGAAAATGATATCAACCTTTCTTGTAAACAATTCATCGATAATAGTGAATTATTACATTTGAAATTTGGTGATAATCCTGTTTTTAATGAAAAAGATTTGGACGACTTCAAAACAAATCTAGTAAATTTTATGAAACCTTTTATCAATCAATCCTGGAAATCCGTGATTGATGCTTTATTGAAATTCTCTCATACTTGGGATGTTTATGCTTTATCATATATCTATTTATCTATTATTAAAAATTCTATGGTATATAAAATAGATAATCCGTTTATTCATTCTTATGTTAGGTTCTTGAAACAAAATATTTTATCTACCCCCGATAAACGCTTCGATGCTATTACTATGAAAAAAGAATTATTAAAAATATCTCAGAATATTAATAAATCTGATATCAATAAAATTCACGATACCATTCACGTACAATCTTCTGATAAAGGATTTTTTGAATTAATTCGACAAAAACACGCCGAACATACTTTACATTTACTAAAAAAAGAAAACAAAATTTATAACAACATTTAATTTTATTTTACTTACAACAAATGATGGACTTTAGAATTTGTAAATCTTCAATGGCTTATACTTTACTATACCAATTTGGTTTTTCACGTTTCTTCCAAGATGCTATCCTTTGCTTTTCTGCGGTTTGATAATATTTTCTATATGATTCTATCGGGTCTATCGTTTTACATTCTATCGGCATTGCTAACGCAAAAGGCGTTAATCCTTGTTGGGGAAATTTATCTGCGGTAGGTGCATATTTTCGTAGATATTTCGCTACTACATATGATTTATGCATCTTTTCTATAGGATGGTCATAACGATACTTCCATTCATTATGCATCGCTTCTACCAAATCCAATGTCCATAAATAATTTTCTAATGATGTTCGCATCCATATTGTTACTGGATGATTCTTATGTGCTATCTTATATAATTTTATTTCGTTTTTTATTTCGTTATCGGGGTCGATGATTTGTATCGTGGTACATAACATTTGCACTGCTTCTAATAATATTTTTGATACGTGTTTATCAAACATATATTCCGCACATTCTTGGAAATTCAAGGATAAGATAAATAAATTCATTTTTAATTGATTTGGTTTTGTTTTGTTTTTGGTTTTTGATTACTTTATGATATAAGTAATTTTACGAATCAATTTTTTCATCAGTAAAAAAAGTTTTTATTTTACTTCTTAGAATAAAAACTCACCTATAGTTTTCAATACATTTAATTCATTCCTTTCATCGATCGATTCTTTTTCGATTTTTTCTTCTTTTACATCTTGGTATAACCATCCATTCTTTGCTATGTATTGTAAATATGGTAATATATCTAATGATAAATCCATTTCATTCCTTTCTTCGTCCGTAAAATAATAAGATGTGTTCGTTTTTTCATTCAAATATAATTGAACGATATATATGATATTATTTTTGACCCTTCGTTCATTATCACTTTTTTCATATTTTTCAAATATTTTTTCTCGAAAAGATTCTTCTTTCATCGACTTGATAAATTGTTGATAATCATATGACCCTATCGTTTTTATATTTACCTGCTTATCTATATATTCCTGAAATGTTTCCTGTAAATATACTGGTGCCTGTTTTAAACCTTGGTTGTTTGGAAAATGTTCCACTAATTTCATATAATATTTCAATATGATATGCTGTTTCTGAAAAATTTCATTCCATACTTGTTGTTCATCTTTATGTTTTATTAAGTTTGCCATATATCCAACTTCTTCTTCTGGATATGAATATATCTTTCTACAATATTCGGAATAACAATGTGTTACCAAATATCTTTTGATAAAATACATATAGTCTTCAGTTACATGGTGAAACATTTTTATAAGCGAATTGTCAAATAATTACTTTCTTTATTTTTATAAAGTAATCATTCAATTTTTTACATTCCAAATACTATGTAAAATTATGAGGTTTGAATATATTCCCCATTTTGATAATAATTATAAGTCGGTCTATATCCTGTTGTGTTTGTTTTACTGAAAATTTCAACTCTATGATTCGGATACTGTAGTGATTGGTTGATAGCTTCTTCCTTGGATAAAAATACAATCATATACTTCCCAATCACTTCCATAAAGAAATCCCTTTTATATTTGTATTTACATATAATGTTATGAATGTCAGAATGTTGAATGGTTGGAAATAAAAAATACATTCTATACGAATTTATTTTTTACATAATTGGAATAATCGATTCTTATATGTTTTTTTAAATTTTATCACTAATTCTTCCTTCTTTATTTCTATCTCATTCTGTTTTAATAATTGTATTTCTTCCATAATAATTGTTTTATGGTCATCGGTCTGACAATACTCATCATATGCTTTTGCTGGTGGTATTTTACTATTTTCATTTATTAGTTTTCTTATATGTTCATTCATACTTTGTAATATTTTACTAGAAAATCCGATATATTCTTTTCGTTCTTTTTCTTTTTTATTAGCGATCGATGGTTTTTTGCGAAAATAATACCGAGCACTTTTATACATCTTATCTTTTATATCTCCGATAAAACCTTTTTCTATTAATATCGTGATCTCTTTTTCTATCAGGGGATGTATATCTATTCTATTTGACCATTCTTCCCACCCATCTTTAAACGCGTGTCTATCATCATATTGATGTATTTTGGCGAATTCATATAATACTTCATTAAATTCATCCGAAAAGGTATATCGAAAGATTGGTTTTATAAGATGTATGGGTTCTGCTTCCATTTTTATTACGGATATTGTTATTATTATGTTTTATTTGGGTTTATTCGGTTTATCTACGCATAAATCGTTAAAAAGTAATTCAATTTTTTACTTATATGGGTCGATTCCATTCTGTCTCAATATATCCACTAAGTAATTGATTTTAATGGGGTCAAAACCCACACCTGCTTCTGGCATTCCATAAATATATAAATAACAATTGAACACGGTCGCCAATTTGAACCTTTTGGTAATCGAGATTTGTCCGCTTGCACTCGCCACCACCTTCTTATTGATACCCGATTCACAATCGGCCAATAATTTTTGTAATCCAGCTTTATCATAAGTCAATGCAATATTTGACCCATAAATAGCATAGGAGTTAATAGCTCCTTGTAATGCTTCCTGTGCTATTTTTAATAATACTATCAAACGTTCATCCTTCGATTTATATAATATATTTGTTACTTGTGTATATAAGGTTACGTATTTATCATAATCATTTGGAATACTTTCATAATTCTTATTCGCCATATTTAAACCATATAGTTGTTCAATCATATTCAAAAAATTATAATTCGCCGTATCAATCAAGGCTAGTTCTCCACTACCCGCGCCAGTTCCTGCAGTAGCGGTTCCTAATACTGGATTATATAATGGGCGACTATAATTGGTAGTTACCACCGCGTTAATAAAAAAATTTCTAGCAGTCATACTCATTTTTATTCGAGGGAAGTTATCTATAGTATTTGTTTGGATATTTTTTCTATATTTAGTTCAGAAAGGAGAACATTGTTATCATTTTACGTTTTCCATTTACATTTGTATCTATGCTAATACCAGATTTTTGTATGATTTTTGTTATCTCGGTATCTATCGTATAACCATTTTGTATCAGATATGATAAAATAGAGGGTATGTCTTCTGCTGTCATAAAACTATCGGGGGTTTTTATTCCATTCGAAGCGACGGGATATCGCATCAATACATACATACAATTATATGGATTCGTTTGAAAGGGAGAACTTATTTGAAAGGGTGATAATTTGGGAGAACTTATGGTCGCCACCATTTGTGCTATGGGACCAGATGGTATCCCGCTGAATGTTATTATATTTTGATATGTTTGATAATATGTATTCAAATATGGTTCTAAATACATTGTTATGGTGGTGGAGCTTTTGAACGGACTTTCCATTTCGGTTGGTATATTGTAACCCTAAAAAATAAATATGCGATAATTTATTATTTCATACTTTACACATTTCATAACTTATGAAAATGTGTAAAGAGTAAATGTCAGAAACTACGATTGATAATCATCGGCTTTTCCTTTCTCGCTTTGAATGCATCGATTAAATAATCATATATTTCTAAATATGTTCTATCATCATTATACGTACGACACGTATATAGGTCTAATGCTATATAGTCTCGTTCAGGAAATGTATGGATGGATATATGTGATTCCGATAATAGATATAACAGCGTTAAACCTTCGGGATGAAATTTGTATTCTACTTTTTCTAATATAGAAAAGTCGTTGTGCTTACAAATTGTATCTAGTAAGGTTTTGATTCCTTCTAAATCGTGGAGTAAGCTTTTGTTACGTATGCCTTTGATATCACATATCATATGTTTTCCCGATATTTGGGTTTCGGCGAACATTATATAAATTTTAACAATATTTTAATTATACTTATTTCACTTATACGCCATTGATGATTTCATTCGCTGTGCTGATTGAAATCTTCAAATAAGTTACCATTCATAATTTCACACATAGTTCCTTATTCTATCCTGTGTGTTGTACGTCTAGTATAAAAGTCATCGACACTGCGGAATTTCCTTATAATGTCGACGACGTAACCTTTATTGCTATATTATTATACCCATTCTGATAATATGGTTCCGTTGCAAATTGTATCGTATTGGGTGTTATTCCATCATTCGTCAAAATCAATTTACTATCCACCATAGTTGCTCCTCCTACTTGTGGATTTACAGCTATTCCACGCAGTCCTCCAAATGTTCCTGAAAATATTTGTGTACTTCCTGTTACTGCATACCACGTTATTCCATCTGATGAATATGCAATTGTATTATTTGCATCTCCTCCCGCCACCCATCTTGTTCCGTTCCACGCTAATACATAACAACGTGTGTTAAATATACTTACTCCAACACCTGTCCAACTCGTTCCTGTTGTTGAATAGGCTATCGTGTTTCCTCCTTGACCACCTGCTACAAATGTTATTCCATTCCACGCTACTCCATATCCTGCCGTTGTAAATATACTCGTTCCTAATCCTGTCCAGGTTGTTCCATTCGTTGAAGTTGCGATTGAATTTACTCCCTGTCCTACAGCAACCCATATTCTTCCATTCCACGTCACTCCGATTCCTTTACTTGTAAATATGCTCGTTCCTAATCCTGTCCACGTTATTCCATCGGTTGAAGTTGCGATTGAATTTCCTCCTTCTCCTGTTGCTACCCACATTGAACCATTCCAACCTATACCAGTTCCACTTGTGGTAAATACGCTACTTCCTAATCCTGACCACGTTATTCCATCATACGAATATGCTAATGTATTTCCTCCTTCTCCTCCTGCTATCCACATGGTTCCGTTCCAAGCGAATCCTCCTATTGGTATCGACGTAAATATTGTCGTTCCTAATCCTGTCCAGGTAGTTCCATTATACGAATAGGCTAATGAATTTCCTCCTGTTCCTCCTGCTACTAATAACTTTCCATTCCAACTTACAACACCTCCTAAATTGAATATCGTTGAACCCAATCCTGTCCATTTTATTCCATCTCGTGAATATGCTATGCTATTTGTTCCTGCTCCTACCGCCACCATTAATTGATTTATTCGTATATTTTGATATCTATTATTACAAGCTACATCCCAACCATACGTTGTCATTACTGTTGCTTGACCAGTCCAATTTATTCCATTACTTGAATAAGCTATTGTATTTCCTCCATTTCCTCCCGCCACCCATCTCGTTCCATTCCACGATACTCCATTACAACTTGTTGTAAATATACTCGTACCTATTCCTGTCCAAGTTATTCCATCATATGAATAGGCTATCGTATTTGCTCCTTGTCCTCCTGCTACCCACATCGAACCATTCCACTCTGCATGATAACCCAATGTATTAAATATGTTAGTTCCTAACCCTATCCAATTTATTCCATTATATGAATATGCCAATGTATTTCCACTTGTACCTCCACTGTACCCCGCGGCTACCCATATAGTTCCATTATATGTTGCTCCCATTCCATATTGTGTAAATATGTTTTTTCCTAATCCTGTCCAATTGATGCCATTATAAGAATATGCCATTGTATGTGTAGCTCCATTACCTAATGCTATTATCATATTACTACTACTACCTACTCCATATACCGATGCCGATATTACACTTGTTCCTACTCCTGTCCAAGATAATCCATCTTTCGAATAGGCTATTGTGTTTCCTCCTCCTTCTCCTCCTACTACCCATACTGAACCATTATATGTTATTTTTCTTGCACGTGAAGGAAATATACTTGTACTTCCAGTTATACCTGACCAATTTATTCCATTATACGAATAAGCTAATCTATTTCCTCCTTCTCCTGCTGCTACCCATTTTGTTCCATCCCAATCTACCCCATAACAATCGATACTAAATGTGGCTGTTCCCAATCCTGTCCATGTTATTCCATCACTCGAATACGCCATTGAATTTATTCCTCTTCCTCCTGCTACCATTCTAGTTGCGGGTATCGTTATACTATGTTCTAAACTGGCGTTGTCGGCTACTCCCATTCCATATTGACTGAACATCGTATTACCTAGAGATACAAAATTCATTCCATCATCCGAATATACTAGTGTAGCTGTTCCGTCAGTTGCAGCTACCCAACGTCGGCCAGTCCAACAAATATGTGTCACTACCGTTGTATATACTGGCGAACCTAATCCTGTCCATTTTATTCCATCGTATGAATAAGCAAATGTATTTGTTCCTGACCCTCCCGCTAACCACATATTACCATTCCACGCAATTGTTCTACAAACTACTGTAAACACAGTTGTTCCTAGTCCTGTCCAAGTTATTCCATTATATGAATACGCTAACGTATTTCCTCCTTGACCTCCTGCCACCCACATTAAACCGTTCCATTCAATACCCCAACCTGAATTACTAAACAAAGATAGATCTGTTACTCCGGTCCAAGTTGTTCCATTATATGAATAGGCCAATGAATTTCCAGTTACTCCTGCTGCTAGCCACATATTACCGTTCCATCTTATTGTTCTTACTGTTGCTGTAATTCCAGGTGAACCTGCGGATATCCAATTTATTCCGTTGTATGAATATCCAAAAGTATTTCCTCCGCTACCTCCTGAAACCCACATTGTTCCATTCCACGCTACTGTCAAGGTAAGCGTATGTACTACTGTTCCCACGCCTGTCCACGTTATTCCATCATATGAATATGCAAATGAATTTCCGCCTTGTCCGCCAGTTACCCACATCAATCCATTCCATTGTGGTTTCTGTGAACTCGTTGTAAATATGGTATTACCTAATCCCACCCACGTTAAACCTCCATCTATTGAATAGGCTAATGTATTTGTTGTGCTATTTCCTCCACCCGCTATCAGCATCGAATATCTGTTTTGACCAAATGTTATCACCGTATCTCCATTATTCGAAACACCATCTATATCTACCGTTATATTACTTTCATATATCGACCTTTTTGTATCATAATTTATTGATGTTATTTTCTTCGTTAGATTTGTCGGATTTATGGTTACTACACTTGATTTATTCGTAAGGAAACTACCTAAATCTTTTGTTTCTCCATTTATATTTGCCTTATAATTAAAACTCGACATCGTATATTATTATATTATATTAATAGAATAATATAGAGCAATATTTTTTATTTTTCTTTGCGTATTTACACATTTATCGATTCATCCTCATATCCATTGATAAAACTCAATACCACTTATGATTCTTCATTGGTTTATAATGTGATACCTATATTTATACCTATATTGGTGTAACCTGGTTGATAATATCCTTCTGTTATAAATTGTACTGTATTATTATTCGATACACCATCATCTACCATTAAAGATATTTTATTATCCACCAACGTTCCTCCTAACTCGGGGTTTCCTCCTACTCCATATCCCGCCGTTGTAAATATACTCGTACTTCCTAATGCTCCATACCACGTTATTCCATCTTTTGAATACGCTATTCTATTGGTTGTTCCGCTTCCTACTGCCACAAACATTGTTCCATTCCATATTACACCATTTCCTCCACTCGTAAATATACTCGTACCTATTCCTGTCCAAGTTGTTCCATCAGTTGAATACGCTATTGTATTCGTTGTTCCTTCTCCTACCGCCACAAACCTGGTTCCATTCCAAGCTATACCATTACCGCGTGTGCTAAAAATACTCGTTCCTACTACTGTCCAACTTGTTCCATCGGTGGAAGTTGCTATTGTATTTCCGCCGCTTCCTACTACTACCCACGTTGTTCCATTACACGCAACACTTTCTCCAGCGGTTGTAAAAATACTTGTTCCTAGTCCTATCCATGTTGTTCCATCTAATGAATACGCTATCGTATTGGTTGTTCCTTCTCCTACTGCTATAAACCTACTTCCATTCCAACCTATGCTATAACAAGCCGTTGTGAATACTGATTTTCCTAATCCGAACCAATTCGTTCCATTTATCGAATAACCCATTGTATTCGTGGTTCCTTGACCTCCTATGACCCACGTGTTTCCATTCCACGCCACTCCATATCCCGCTGTATCAAATACTTGAGAACCTAATCCTACCCAACTTATTCCGTTTCTCGAATAAGCTAATGTATTGCCTCCTTGTCCTCCTGCTATCCATATTCTTCCATTCCAACCCAAATTGTTTCCTTGGGTGGTAAAGATTTGGGTATCCAATCCTCTCCATTTTATTCCATCTTGTGAATATGCTATGGTATTTGTTCCTGCTCCTACCGCTACTGTTAAATGTTTTATATTTATCTTTTTATATGCAGAATTACTCGCTATTCCTTGGCCATTACTTGTTATTATACTTGCACCTAAACCCCTCCAATTTATTCCGTTATACGAATGAGCTAATGTATTTCCGCCAGTACCTGCTGCTACCCACATCAGCCCATTCCACGCTATCGATGTTGCATAATTCGTAATTACATTTGCTCCTGCTCCTGTCCAATTTATTCCATCATATGAATAAGCTAATGTATTTCCTCCTTCACCTCCCGCTATCCACATCAAACCATTCCACACTACTTTATTACATATTGTGGTAAATATACTTGTTCCTAATCCTGTCCAACTTGTTCCGTCATACGAATAAGCTAATGTATTTCCTCCTTGTCCTCCCGCTACCCACATTGTTCCACTACTTCCTATTGCCGATGATAGTGTGGTAAATATACTTGTACTTGTCCCAGTTACGCTCGTCCAAGATGTTCCATTCGTAGAAAATGCTATTTTATTTGTTCCGCTACCTACTGCTACCCACATTGACCCGTTCCACGCTACGTCATAACATATTAATGTAATTATACTCTTTCCAACTCCTGTCCAAGTTGTTCCATTATTCGAATAAGCTAATGTATTTCCTCCTTGTCCTCCCGCTACCCACATCGAACCATTCCAAGCTACTGCAAACCCAAATGTAAATATACTTGACCCCAATCCTGTCCAACTTATTCCATTATACGAATAGGCTATCGAATTTCCTCCTAAACCACCCGCTACCCACATTGTTCCATTCCACTCTGCTTGATAACCCAATGTATTAAATATGTTAGTTCCTAATCCTGTCCAACTTATTCCATCACTTGAGTAGGCTATCGAATTTCCTCCGCTTCCTAATGCTATCATTCTATTTGCTGAAACACTTACACTATGTTCTAAACGATTGTTGTCGGCTATACCAATTGATGACGTAAATGTGGTTATTCCCAATCCTCTCCAAGTTATTCCATTATACGAATAGGCTATCGAATTTCCATTTGACCCTACCGCTATCCACATCGTTCCGTTCCAAACTATGTCGCCTAAACCATACGTTCCTGTGGTAAATATTGTTGTTCCCAATCCTGTCCAAGTTATTCCATTATACGAATAGGCTATCGAATTTCCTCCTGAACCACCTGCTACCCACATTGTTCCATTCCAACCTATTCCATCTGCTCTACTTGTTATTATTGCAGTTCCCAATCCTGTCCAGGTAGTTCCATTTGTCGAATAAGCTAACGTATTTCCTCCCATCCCAACGGCTACCCACATTGTTCCATTCCATTCTACTCCTACACAATGATTTGTAAATACAGTTGTTCCTATGCCTGACCACGTTAACCCATCATATGAATAAGCTATGTTATTTCCGCCAGTACCTGCTGCTAACCACATCGTTCCATTCCATTTCATTCTATATCCTCGAGTTGTAAATACGGTTGTTCCTAGTCCAGTCCAGTTCAAGCCATCATACGAATACGCCAACGAATTTCCTCCATATCCACTTGCTACCCATATAGAACCATTCCACGCCACACATTGAGCCCTTGTTGTAAATATATTTGTACTTCCGCTTACTCCTGACCAATTTATTCCATTATACGAATAAGCTATGGCATTTCCTCCTTCTCCTACTGCTACCCACATCAAACCATTCCACGCCACTCCTACTCCCGAAACAGTAAATATACTGGTTCCTAATCCATTCCAACGAATACCATCAGTTGAAAATGCTATTGTATTTCCTCCTGAACCTACGGCTACCATCATCGTATTCTTTTTTTGACCAAAGGTTATGACCGTATCTCCATTCTTTGATGAACCATCTATATCTAATATTATATTACTCTCATATATCGAACCACTATTATCATATTTTATACTGGTTATTTTTTTCGTGGTACCCGTCGGATTTATATTTATTGTTGTCGTCTTCTTTATTAAATCACCTAAATCTTGATTTTCTCCATTTATAGGTGTAATATAATTTATCGAACTCATTATATATATATTATCACACCTTTTTTCATTTCGACTTTTTTTACTTCTTTACACCGACTAATTTTGAAAATGAGATACTCCACCTCTTGTTCACTGCTTTTCTACCAGTGAAGATATGAAACTGTACCTCATAGGAGGTCATAGGGTTCAAACTATAACTGGTAACTTTGTTGAATTGTTCAACGGTCTCTATTCATTCGTCAGTCTAAATATTCAACTGTGTATAATCAAATTACTACTGATTGATTCATAATTATTATATGATATTGTAGTTATGAATATGGTTTATAATGTGATACTTTTGGAAACATTAAGTGATATATTATTATATCCTGTTTGATAATATTCTTCTGTTATAAACTGTACCGTATCTGGTTTATGAATACCATTATCTATTAATACCAATTTATTATCTACTATATTTATTAGTTTGGGATTTCCAGCAATTTTATCTACTGTGCTTGTAAATATACTACTTCCTATTCCTGTCCAAGTTATTCCATCCGTCGAATAAGCTAATGTATTTGCTCCTCCACCACCTGCTACAAATCTCGTTCCATTCCACGCTACACTCAATCCCGTCGTTGTTAATACGGATATTCCTCTACCTGTCCAAGTTGTTCCATTCGTCGATGTTGCTATTGAATTTACTCCCGTTCCGACAGCCACCCATATATTTCCATTCCACGTTACATCTCTTCCAGTTGTGGTAAATATATTCGTACTTCCCAATACCGCTGTCCAACTGGTTCCATTCGTCGAAGTTGCTATCATATTTCCTCCCGATCCTACCGCTACCCACATTGAACCATTCCACGCCACTCCATAACATACACTACTAAATATACTTATTCCTATTCCTGTCCAAGTTGTTCCGTTTGTTGAATAGGCTAATGTATTTCCGCCTTGTCCTCCTGCTACCCATATATTTCCATTCCACCCTATTGTTCTAACACTCGTTGAAAATACAGTTGTTCCTATTCCTGTCCAGGTTTTTCCATCATTTGATGTTGCTATTGTATTTCCTCCTTGTCCTCCCGCTAACCATATTGAACCATTATGTCTTACTACATAACCATTTGTGGTGAATACGCTTAATCCTTTTCCTGTCCAGCTTAATCCATCTAGCGAATAAGCTATCGTATTTCCTCCCGTTCCTACCGCTACCCACGTTGTTCCATTCCACGCTACTCCGTAACCGTTCGTTGTAAATATTCTTGAACCTAAACCACTCCAACCGATTCCATCTTGTGAATAGGCTATCGTGTTTTTTCCTGCCCCTACTGCTACTGTAAATTGTTTTATATCGATTTTCGGATATTTTCTATTAGTACCTAGTCTTACACACTGATATGCAAACAATGAATTACTTCCTGTTACTCCACTCCAATTTAGACCATCATACGAATAGGCCAACTTATTTCCTCCTGCTCCTCCTGCTACCCATAGTTTTCCATTCCAAGTCACGGTTAGTCCTACTTCAGTAAATGTCTGAGAACCTAATCCTGTCCAAGTTGTTCCGTTATATGAATAGGCTATCGTGTTTGCTCCTCCCCCTACTGCTATCCACATTGTTCCATTCCACGCTACTCCCCTTCCATAATACATTGTATTTGTAAATATACTTGTAGTTGATGGTATTCCTGTCCAAGTTGTTCCGTTATATGAATAGGCTATTGCATTTCCTCCTCCCCCTACTGCTACCCACATTGACCCGTTCCACGCGACATCTGTTCCTAGTGAGGTAAATATTGCCGTACTTGATGGTATTCCTGTCCAAGTAATACCATTATACGAATAAGCTATCGGATTTCCTCCCATCCCAACGGCTACCCACATTGTTCCATTCCACGCGACCGAATACCCGCCATTGCCAGTATTTGTAAACATAGTTTGTCCCAATCCTGTCCAAGTTATTCCGTTATACGAATAGGCTATCGAATTTCCGCTAGTTCCTACTGCAACCCACATTGTTCCATTCCACGCCACACCATTTCCATTAGTTCCAAAAATACTTAGTCCCAGTCCTGTCCAAGTTATTCCGTCATACGAATAGGCTATCGAATTTACATTTCCACCTACCGCTATCCACATCGTTCCGTTCCACGCTACGCCTTTACCAATACTTGAAAATATACTTGTCCCCAGTCCTGTCCAAGTTAGACCATCGTCTCTTGAATATGCCATCATATTTGTGGCGTTTCCTACTCCTATCATCATATTACGGGGTATCGTTATACTATTCTCTAAACGACCGTTATCGGTAACTTTATAACACGAGAACGAGAATGGCGATGTTAGTCTTGTCCATCCTATTCCATTATATGAATATCCTATTTGTGTTCCATTTCCTCCAACTATCCACATTCGACCATTCCACGCTACTGTATATCCTGCCATACCGTAGAATTCTTGGCTTCCCACTCCTGTCCAAGTTAGACCATCATATGAATAGGCTACTGGATTTGAACCGTTTACAGTGTTACTTCCGGTTGCTACCCACATTCGACCATTCCACGCCACTCCTTCACCTTGTCCTGTAAATGTACTTGATCCTAGTCCAGTCCAAGTTAGACCATCATACGAATAAGCCATGATATTTCCACTATTTAAACTATGTCCCACCGCTATCCACATTTGACCATTCCACGCCACTTCTTGTGCAGTCCTGCCTATTATGCTTGATCCTAGTCCCGTCCAGTTTATACCATTATATGAATAAGCTATTGTATTTCCTCCTGCTACATTTGTATATCCCAATGCTACCCACATTGACCCATTCCACGCTACATCGTTTCCCCATTCATTGAAGATTATGTTCCCTAATCCTGTCCAATTCAAACCATCATATGAATACGCTATTTTATTGGCTCCCGATCCAACAGCCACATACATACTTCCATTATATGATATTGCTAATCCTTCTCCTAGTATACTTGCTCCCAATCCTGTCCAGCCTATACCATCATATGAATAAGCTATCGTGTTTGTTCCTCCTCCCACTGCTATCCATTTTCTTCCATCCCATACTACTCCTAATCCTCTCGTCGTAAATATACTGGTTCCTAATCCTGTCCAAGTTATTCCATCCGTAGAATATGCTATGGTATTCCCACCTTGCCCTACCGCTACCAACATCGACTGTTTCTTTTGACCAAAGGTTACCACCGTATTACCATTATTCGATACACCATCTATATATACCGATATATCACTATCATATATCGAACAACTCGCATCATATTCTATATTTATGGTTTGTTTCGTCAAATCCGTCGGGTCAATACTCACACTCGAACTTGCTGTTGTATCTATAAAACTACCTAAATCCTGTAATTCTCCATTCACGATTGTCTTATAGTTTAACGACGACATATTATTATATTATCCTGATAATATTTTGTTTTCTATTTTTTCTATAATAAAAACTATTTTATATAAATTATAAAAAATTAAATAAATATATCCCTCTAATACTTATATAAATGCGTTCTTCGTTTATTAGTATAATGCTTCTTTCTTTTGTATCCATAAATAAAACTCTTTTTCGTTCGTTTCATTCTTATCGAAGCTTCTATTCTTCTCCGTCATTACAATCTCATAAGTCATTGCAATTTTCTAAGAGTTCTCTTATCAAATATAAAATAAATCCTTTACACGCCCGTTCTAAAAAATCCAATTATGATGCTATTAAATATATGTCTCCCCTTTATAAACCGCGTACCGATAATCAACTCCAATATGTCCAATACTTAAATGATAAATCCATTCCCATTGTCCTCGGTATCGGCCCCGCTGGTTCGGGGAAAACTCTTTTTGCCTGTAACCAAGCCGTCTCCGCTCTTAAATCTGGTTCGGTATCCAAAATCATCCTCACCCGCCCCGTCGTTTCCGTCGAAGAAGATATCGGGTTCTTACCAGGTAGTCTTATTCATAAAATGGATCCTTGGACTCGCCCCATCTTCGATATTTTATTAGAATTCTATCAACAAAAAGATATTGATGGTATGTTACACGGAGGGGTTCTCGAAATTTCTCCTCTCGGTTATATGCGGGGTCGTACTTTCAAAAATGCCTTTATTATTGCCGATGAAATGCAAAACTCGTCTCCGAATCAAATGCTTATGCTCACTACCCGCATCGGTGAGGGGTCGAAAATGGTCATCACTGGGGATTTAAAACAAAGTGACCGAGGGTCGGAGAATGGCTTGGCTGATTTGATGCAAAAAATAAAAAAACATAATAAATACTGTTTGGATTTTAATATGACTCTTCCAGCAATTCGAATGGTCGAAATGCAGGGTTCAGATATTCAACGTAGCCCGATTGTTTCTACCTTATTAGATATCTATGCTACGAAACCTATTTATAATAATACTTCCTATAATCCACTTATTGAAACGGAAACTTCGAATGGACATCGGAATAAAACTTTCACGGAACCTTTTCATAATAATACCATTAGTGATTCTGATGCCGCACTTATTCCTATTTCACATTACCAATTGTATGCTAAATATTTACTAGAATAATCTTCATCGGCCGTAAAAATTGATTTTTTACACCGATAAACCTTTATCGGTATTGAACGTTATAAATCGCACAAACTTCAATTAGTGTTCAAAGGTTTATAATAAAGTTCTCCCTTTATTATAAAAACATATGAATTTATTAATTGTACCTTCTTTCCTTCTTCTTTATTGTAATGGGGTTATGGGATTTCAAGGATTTCAACCTCGTAACTTCAATAATATAAAAAATATTATTCATTCGAATGCTGTCTTCACCACCTTTACCAATAGTATGAATTCTGAACTTATGAACGAGAACTTGATTATCAATGAAATGAATCGTCTGGAATATTATCACCAAATGAATATTCTTTATTTAGTACTCTTTGCCGTTTCTTTCTATCTTAGCTATCAATATAATAAAAAAATCGAGAACAAATGGGAAAATTTGGAAATGTTCTCGAAAACACAAAAAGATACCCGAATTGTTTTACTTATGTTTATGATTGTCTTCACCAAAAATATTGATAATGCGATTTGATTTTTATTAACCGATGATTTTGAGAATCTGGATACAAAATCTTTTTTATTTTTTATTTTTTTTCTTTTTTATCATTTATAAAATTTGTTGAATTTGTTGAATTTGTTGAATTTGTTGAATTTGTTATAAAAAACTTAAAAAATCTGTGTTGTAATATAATATAGAATGTATAAACATATTTTCAACCGTGTCAAGAAGATTATTCCCAAAATTTCTGAAACAGAAATCATTGCATTAAAATCTGGCGGCGTTTCCATCGATCGAGAACTTTTTCAAGGTAAAATCAATTATACTCATTTGTTTGACCGTAAAAATATTCAGGAAACGAGTATGGAGGAAAAAGCCTTTATCGACTCTACCCCTCAGCTATTGAACCTTGTTGGACAAAATAATATATATCCTGGTAAAAATATCAATAACACTATGAGTTATTTGGGAAAGAATGGGTTTTTAAGTATGATTATCGATAAAAAATATAAAGGCAATAGATTATCCATTTCTGCACAATCCAAGATTTTATCAATGATTTCTTCCTATAATCCGTCATTGGGGGTCGTTACGATGGTACCTAATTCACTCGGCCCTGCAGAACTTTTACAACATTATGGAACCGAAGAACAAAAAAATTATTACTTACCGAAATTAGCCAATGGAATTTTTATACCTTGTTTTGGTTTGACGGGCCCAAATAACGGAAGTGATGCCGTCGGTAAGATAGACGAAGGGATTGTTACATTGGTCGGTGGAAAAATTAAAATTAAAATTACTTTGAATAAACGTTATATCACATTAGCACCTATTTCTAATTTAATCGGTATCGCATTTCATCTAAAAGACCCCCATCAATTATTACCCAGTAAAAAACAAGGTATCACGGTGGCTTTAATCGAGAACATTGAACCTGGATTACACCGACCAAAAAGAAAAATGAGACAAACTTTTTATAAAAAAATAAAAATTTTGTTATTCTCCTTTTTAATAGTGTAAAAGCACCCTAAAGGGCATTAGACTATTTCACAATTACATTTCTGTAATGGTTAGTCTATTTTATTGGAACTTGTATTCTCTTCTATACTTTTCAGGTCTTTCTCCTGTTTCCATATAAGATTTGAATACTTTTTGGATATTCTTACATCCGTTCTTATCACGATTGATACACCCCTTCCTATTATTTTCCATTTTATATGTTAGGATAGAATGTATCTTTCGTTCTTTTTGTTTTGGGTCTTTCTTGAATTTCAAGCATAAATTTTCGCAAGGTTCTTCTGTTTTATAAGATAAACAAGAAGTTCTAAATTCATCTATATTATACACCTTAAAATGCTCTTGTAATTTCCTTTTTAGTGTTAAGTTTGGTGTTGAAATAAAATTTCTCATTTGTTTTCCTATACTCCAATCTCCTATGATAATTATATGGTCTTTACTATATTTCTTCGCTATTTTATTCACCATATTATCTTCTGTTCGTTTCTTATTTATGTAAGAATACCATTTGTATTGACGAAATTTTAGTTCTTGATATAACGGAACTAATGTTTTATTTGCTTTTATTTTTGCTATTATATATTCTTGGAATTTTTCTATATTACAAGTTTTAGAGTTATATTTATTCAATCCCTCTTCTATTTTAGTAATACCAATTTTGTCTTTGTGATTTTTAAGTAATGATTGATACTTTAATCGTTTTGTTTCTTTCAAATACATTCTGTTAGTATAGGAAAAATAATTACCATCATCATCCATCATAGAAAATAATGCTCTTTTTCCTGGGTCAATAAATATATGTTTCCCTTCCAATATTTCTTTTGGAACTTCATCAATATAATGAAATTCTGGATTTTCTTGTTTTTCTTCTTTCTTGGATTTTTTAGGTTTATCTTTATTTTCTAATCGTTTCTTTTTTGCTTGTTCCTTTTGTATAATTATCTTTTCCTTTTTGATTTTGTCCTTTTCTTCTTTGGTTAGTCCTTTTAATGCTTTCTTTCCTTCCTTCTTTCTATCTTTCTTTTCTTGTTCTTCCTCTACAAAATCATTATGTAAAAATCTTAAAGAAGTAGAAAATCCATCTGTAATAATAGTATAATCAAAAACATAACTCTTTCTTTTTTGTGTTATATTGAAAAATGTATCCCAAATAAACTCTTTATTTTGTTCTAAACAATTATACAAATCTCCTTTTGTTTTATTTTTTGGTTTTCCTTTATTTTTTCCTGATTGTATTTCTGTTGTTTCTTTAATCCAAACATCTAATAATTTTTGGTGTTTTTCAGTTTCTACAAATAATTCCACTAATGCTTTTGTATCTACTTGAATATGTCTTGGAATAGCGTTGGTTTGTATAGGAAAAAACTGGAAAGATTTTCTTTCTATTTTCTCTAATTCCAAACACATAAAAATCATATGTTTCAAATATTTATAAGGTGTAATTTTAATATCATAATAATAACTGGTTTCATATGTTTCAGGAACAATCTTATATCGATTTTCTTTTAACCAACTATGATATTTTTCATCACAAGTAAGAGTATTATTGAGTATATCATTTTTAACTAAATTTATTTCTCTGTAAAGTTGTTTCTTAAAATCTTTATTTTCAATTTGTTCTTGATAAATATGTTTGAAATAAGAATTTACAAATCTTTTTACATAATCAAAAAATCTCATCTTAATATTATTTTCAATAGCAGTAATCATTGTAGTAGC